TTTCGAACGCCTCCACCGGTGGTTCGATGACCGTGGTGCTGCCGGTCACGCCGACCACAGACGGCCTGCCTGTCGGGTCCGCTATCGGCGGTGGCCTCACCGGCAGGGTTGTGACCTGCAACGGTGGCACCGGCGCAACCGACGGTCTCACCCTGATCCCCCTGCCGGACAGCGTGTACGGTGTTGGCACCACGGCGGTGCAGTACTCCACGGTGACCAACATCAACGTCGCGGCTGTCAGGATTCCGTAACCATGGCGGTCATCTACCATCCTGAGACTCAGGGCACCGTGGTGGTGCCTGATGAGGCCCTCTCCCATTACCGCCAGTCGGGCTGGGTGACGGTAGATGAGTGGCAGGAGCATCTCCGGTTGCGTGACCTGACAGAAGCGAACGCACGCGCCGTCAGGGACGCAGCCGCCCGCAACGAAGTGGCCGAAGACGCGCCGGTTAGGCTGCCGCGCAAGACGGTGCTGGACAAGGAGACGAAGTAATGGTCGCCACGCCACTGACGCCAACCACCAGGTATTTCCCGCCTGGCATCCGGCGCGTCTACTGGGTTCCAACGATCAGCAACTACCTGGCACCAACACGCGCCGAGCTGAACGCTGGCACTGACCTGACCGGTGAAGTTGAGACGATGTCCGGCTGGTCGGTGACGTCGAACACCGTGGACGTGCCGGACATGGGTTCCCGGTTCACCTCGCAGGTGCCGGGGCGCCTGACGTCCGCGACGAACGACATCACCTGCTACAACAGCCAGAACTCCAACGACGCCCGGACGTTGCTCATCCGTGACACCAACGGCTTCATCGTGCTGCTCTGGGAAGGCGACGTGACGGGGCAGAAGATGGACGTGTTCCCGGTGCGTGTCATGTCCCAGGCGGTGGACTCCACTGTTGAAGACCCGGGCAAGACCACGTTCTCGTTCGCGGCGTCGAAGCTGCCCGCTGTTAACCTCACCATCCCGTAATGGGCGGCGACGACTAGCCTGGGTTCATGGCGGAACTGTCGGTGCTGATCGCCGAGTTGCAGCGCATGAACAACGACAAGATCACCAGGCTCATGCGGTTGCGGCTACGGCAAACGGCATCCCCCCTGCTGCCGCGGGTCCGTGCGGCGATCCTGAACCTCCCGTCGAAAGGCACCGTCCCGTACCGGCAGCCACCGGGTTTGCGGTTGCGCATCGCTGACTGTGTCGAGGCGTGGACGTGGATCAACGGGCCGCAGGTGCAGGTGGGTATCGCGGTGAACGGTGCAAGGATGCCTGACGGGCAGAAGGCACTCCCGTTGTACATGGAGGGTGCGAAGGCGCCGTGGCGCCACCCGGTGTTCGGTGATGTTAACAACTGGGTGGCGCAGGCCCCGCACCCGTATTTTTACCAGGCGGTGTCCTGGTACGGCCCGGCTTCGAGGCGGACCCTGGAGTCAGTGGCGAACGAAATCACCAAGAAGCTCAACGGCTAGTTCACCGGCGATGACTCGGTGAGAGGCCGTTCGGAGTAGTACAGCCTGGTGTCACCCGCTGAGGACATGGGCCGCAGGATCGGGCCGACACCTGCGAACCAGGAGGCGACCTGGTAGCGGGGCAGCACCTCGGTGGCGGTGATGGGGTAAGGCGCTTCCAGGTCGTCGGGCGGGATGAGCAGGTACATCGGCGGTGCGTTCAGCGCGAGGGCGAGGGCGAGCAGTTCATCTACGGTGATGTGCCTGCGCCGGCTGCCGTCTTCGTGCCGGCGGCCGGTTTCGATGTTGTCGATGGCTGCGTGGGTGAGCTGTGGTGCGCCTAGTTGTGCGCAGTGTTCGGCGAGCTGGGCAATGGTGAGGCCGCGGGCACGGCGGACTTCCCTGATCCGGGCGGCTGCGTAATCCGAGGGCTTGGTCATATCGACCATAGTACACGTTGACTTGACGGCTCACTGCGCAGGCTGGACAATCAGAACCAGCAAAACGCCTTTCATCAAGGGAGCGACAAGTTATGGCCATTCTCACCCGCGACGAGATCCTGAAGGCCGACGACATCAAGACCGAACGTGTCGATGTGCCTGAATGGGGCGGGACGGTGATCGTCAAGAGCCTCACCGGCCGCCAGCGCGACGAGTTCGAAGGATCGATGATCGAGCAGCGCGGCAGGCGCGCGGTGATGAACACCGCCAACATGCGGGCCAAACTGGTCGCATGGTCGGTTGTCGATGAGACCGGTGAGCGGCTGTTCAACAACGGCGACATCCCGGACCTTGGTGAGCATTCCGCCGCCGCGGTGAACCGCATTTACAACGTCGCCGCCAAGCTGTCTGGCCTGTCCGATGAGGACGTGGATGAAATGGTGGGAAAATCAGAAAGGAGCCCTGGCTCCAGTTCCTCTTCTCACTCGCAGCCCGGCTCGGGCGAACAGTCCAAGAAGTCCTAGACAACACTGACTCCGCTGAGCTGACTCAGTGGCTAGCCTGGTTCCAGTACGAACAGGAACAGGCAAAGAGCAGTACTGGGGCAGATAACCCGCTGACACGCGGCCTGGCCTGACAGGAGGTAGGCGCCTTGGCAACGGTGACCTACATTCTGAACGCCGTCAACAATTCCTCGCGTGTCATCGATCAAGTCGAACGGTCCCTGACCAAACTGCAAGCCTCAGAACGTGGCGCGGAAACCGCCGCCGCGAACCTGAATAAAATGCTCGCCGCGCAGGCTGCCGCTGCGAAAGACGCCGCCGACGCCACCGGGAAGCTCGCCGCAACCGATGAAGCGGCAGCAGCTATGGCTGACAAGCTCGCCAAGCAGCAGGCCGCGGCTGCGTCCTGGACGACCAGGCGGGCGAAAGCCGAGATGGCGCTGGCTGCTGCTATGGCCGAGGAGGGAACAGTTCAGGGTGGCCTGGCGCAGCTTGACCGGGCACGTATCGACACCTTGGAGAAGCTCGCCGAGGAAGAAACAGTTGCCGCGCTTCAGGCTGAGCTGCTTGCCGGTGCGCTGCACCGGCAAGGCATCGAAGCGAGCAGGGAAGTTGGGGAGCTTTCCCTGCTAACGATGGGCCTGGATGAGGTTGCTGTCGCTATGGCGGAAGACGCCGCCGCAGCGGACAAGGCCGCCGCGGCGGCGGCGCGGTATGCGGCGACAGTCGAGGCGGCGAAGGCAGCCACTGAAGGTGGCGCAGGCGGTGGCGGCAGCGGGCGGGGCTGGGGTTTTGGTTTCTTCGGCCCCCTGTTCCGGTTTTTCAGCAGCAAAATCCCCCTGTTCGGTGGGCTGCTAGGCGGCGTCAGCGGGTTGCACGTGTTCCTGGATTTGTTCGCCGAGATTTTGTCGGTGGTCATCCCGGCGACCCTGGCGCTGACGGCGTTCGGCATTGCGGCGTCTGATGCCGTGAAGAAGGTGGTCGTCCATATGACCAACCTTCATACGGTGATGGATGCCACGTTCCCGGTGTTTCATCAGGCCATCGCCCCTGCCACCCTTGCCCTGGAAAGGCTACACAAGGCTGTCGAACCTGCGGTGTTCGAAGTGTTCGGGGACGCCCTCGCGATTGTGAGCAGCAAATCCGGTGAGTTCGGCATCCTGGTTCACGGCACCGCGACAGCGGTGGAGCAGCTTGCCGCCCGGATGACCGTGGCGATCACCAGCGGCAAGGGTTTCTCCACGTTCATGCGGAACGCCGTCCCCGACGTGTTCAAGCTCGGCACCGTCCTAGGGAACCTCGCGGGTATCTTCGGCGCGATCCTGCGGTCCCTGCCGGAACTGTCACAGTTCTTCCTGAACGCCGCGGTGGCGGTAACCCACTTCCTCGAAGTGCTCGCGAACGCCACGGTGCCTGTCATCCACTTCCTCCTGCTGGCACACGGGATCATCCTGTGGGCGGGCCTGGCGGTCACCGCGTTCCTGAAGCTCGGCCCGGTGATTCTCGCTGCCGCAGGGTGGCTTGGTGACATGCTCGCCGAGATCGTCCTGTGGATCGTTGGGGTCACCGCCGCGACGGGTGCCACCGGGTTGTGGGACGCCGCGCTGGCTTTGCTGGCGGACAACCCGATGGTGTGGATCGCCGCCGCGGTTGCGGTGATTGGTGTCATGACGTTCGCGATCATGAACAGCCGGGACGCCACCCAGAAGTGGATCGACACTCTCCAGCAGGGCATCGTCAACGCGCCGAGCCTCGTTGAGGGCCTGCACCGGATGACCGCCGCGTCGAACGTGTTCACCACGTCGCTGGTGCGTGGCAGGGAACAGCTCGCCGCGCTGCAAAAGTCGCCGCTGGCCGTGACGATGAACCTTCATACCGGTGCCACCGCCCCGTCGCAGGCGGTGGACGCGCAGATTCAGAAGAACCAGGAACTGCAACGCGCCATCCAGCAGGTCAACGACCAGACGAACCTTTACAACTACCGGGTTGGGCAGGTCGCCAAGATCACCGGTTCGGCTTCGACCGCGCAGGGCGCGCTGATCGCTTCCGGTGTGACGATGAAGCAGATGCTCGACAAGAACGCCGAAACGTGGCTGATCATCAAGCAGCAGGTCGACGGCGTTCTTGCGGGTTACCAGGCGATGGGGCAGCGCGCTGGGACGCTCGGCAACGACCTTCAGGTACTGGACCGCACCGCCACCGACCAGTACCAGGCGATGCAGAAGCTGAACCAGGCGTGGGACCAGTTCATCACCGATGTGACGTCCAGCCAGACGTCGTTTGACACGTTCATCACCGGGCTTCAGCAGATCCCGAAGAACGCCGCGCAGGCTGCGCAAAGTCTCACCTCCGCGCAGGCGGCTGTCGCGTCCGCGCAGGCCCGTGTGAACCGGGCGGGTGCTGGTACCCCCGGTCCTACCGGGTTGTCGGTTACGGCTGCCACGGACAGGCTGAGGGCCGCGCAGCAGGCCCTGGCGAACGTGCAGGCGAACCCCGCCGCGCATGCCGCGGGTGTTCTCGCCAGCGCGCAGGCCCGTGTCGCGTCGGCGCAGAACTCCCTGAACAACCTCACCAAGGGCGGCACCACCAACACCGCTGCCCTGACGGTGGCGCAGCAGCGTCTCTCCGCGGCGCAGCAGCGGCTGAACATCCTCCAAACGCAAGGCAAGGCGACCATTGACGGGCTGTCCCCCGCGTCGATCAAGCTGAACCAGGCGTTCACCCAGTCGGTGGTGAACGCCAACGCGATGATCGACACGTGGCGCACCGCTGGTATCGCGTCGAACCTGTTCAACCGGGGCGTGAAGGACTCGATCAGCCTGCTGGTCCCGTACGCGAGGGGCAGCAAGGAAGCCACCGCGCAACTGGTTGCCCTGGCGCAGGAAGCCGGGTACCAGGGGCCGGCGAGCATGAAGAAGCTGGTCAACTGGCTGGGCAATACGAAGGACGCCACGGCGAAGGTGCAGCAGATCACCGACCAGGCGACCATTCAGGAGTCGTTGCTGACGTCGGCGATGGACGCCCAGACGAAGATGATCACTACCAAGCTGATTAACGCGATCGGCGATGCCGAGTTCGCCTATTACGGCGTGTACCAGGCGGCGAAGACCTACGGCAATCAGGTTGCCAGGTTCGGGAAGGATTCGCAGCCGGCCCTGGACGCGCAGAAGAAACTGAACGACGCCATCATTCAGGGCGGTCTTGCGTCGGGCAAGACGAAGTCGCAGATGGCCGCGATGATCGCCGAGGTGGACAAGATCCCGTTGAAGCGGGCCATGCAGATCGTTGAAACCGGCATCGGTCACTTCACCATCCAGGGACAGGGCGGCATTTTTGGCAAGAACCCGTCGAACCCGTCGAACAGCCCCCTGATCCACGGGCTGCCGAAGAAGGCCGCTGGCGGTCTTGTCTCCCATGGCAGCGGCCCGACGTCCGACGATGCGGTTATCGGTGCGTCCCGCGGCGAGTTCGTGGTGAAGTCGGCCAGTGTGGCGAAGTACGGCACCCACATGATGAACCGGATCAACGCCGGGAAGTTCGCCGGTGGGGGGAGCGTGGGAGCGAACCCGCTTTTGCAAGGCAACACGGGGGTGCTGAACGGATCGGCGACCACTCAGTTCGACAAGGCGTTTGTGAACAAGTTCACCGGGTCGATGGAAAGCGCCATGACTGCCCGCATGAAGGCGATGCAGCAGTCGTTCCTGAATCTTCTCGCGGTGGGCCAGCCCGGCGGTCACGGTGCCATCGGTGGTGGGGTGCAGCGATGGGCTGGACTGGTCCTGATGGTTCTGCGCATGCTTGGCCAGCCCGCCGGTGACCTCGGCACTGTCCTTTCCCAAATGACCACAGAAAGTGGCGGGAACCCATTCGCTATTAACCTTACTGACTCAAACGCCAGAGCCGGTGACCCTTCCCGCGGGCTCATGCAGACCATTGGGTCGACCTTTAATGCTTACGCTGGGCGGTTCCGGTCCAGGGGTATTTATGACCCATTGGCTAACATTTATGCTGGCCTTAACTACGCCATTCATAGATATGGCTCTGGCTGGACTTCGGTGCTCGGTCACGGTCACGGTTACGCGGGTGGCGGGATCATTGAGGAGCCCATCTTCGGCATCGGGCGTTCTGGGCGCAAGTACTCCTTCGGCGAAAAGGGCAAGGAAACCGTCGTGCCTGGGAGCAAGACCGGGTGGGGCCGTGGGCCGCTTGTCCACATTGAAAGCATGACAGTCCAAGATGAGACGGACATGGCGATGGTGGCGCAGCGGCTGTCGTTCGCGGTGACCGCGGCGAGTTTGGGGAGTTAAGGATGACCGTTACGGCGATCTCTTTGACCGACCCCTCATCGGGGTACACGGTGACGATCATGCCCGCGCCTGGTGTGTCCGCGCAGGTGCTGGACGTCAATGCACCCGCACGGGCGGTCACCGAAGACAAGGTCGGCGCCCACGGTTCCTACGACCTCACCAGGTACCGTTCCGCCGCCGCGGTGGCGTTGTCGATGATCCTGTTCCCAGACACTGCCAGCGGCCAGACACCCGAACTGTTCCTCGACGCCCTGGGGCCGCTACTGGACCCGGCGCTGCGCCCCACACTGATCGTCACCAACGACCAGTGGACCACCCAGCGGCAGCTCACCGTCCGTTTCGACTCCACCACCAAGCCCCTGTCAGACCCGACGAACTGGCCGGTGCAAGTGTCATGGCAGGCGCCGGTCGCAGCGTGGGAATCAACAACACTGGTGAACCTGTTCGCCAATGCCCTGCTTCAGTCCACCACCGGCATCACCATCGGCACCACCGGGCTGCCCATCACCATCGCCGGTATTGTCATGCCCGCCACCAGTGCACCGTCACCTTCGCAGGTCACCAGCATCGGCAGCACCGTGTCGCAATGGACCGCGCTGCTGTACGGGCCGTGCACCGGGCCGAAACTCGCCAACGACACCACCGGGCTCACCTTGGAGTTCACCGACGACGTCACCCTGTCCGCCGGTGATTACGTGACCCTGGACTCCTCAACACGGACGGCGACCCTGAACTCCAACCAGTCCATTTTGCCGTTCCTGTCCTTCTCAACCAGTGACTGGTGGCTCATCCAGCCGGGGCTGAACACGATCCGGTTTTACCCGACGGCAGCCGGTGGGGGATCACAAGCCCAGCTAACATTCCGCCCCGCGTGGCCCGCCTGATAAGGAACTGTCATGACATTGCACCAGCCGATTTTGATGCAGCCAGCCAGCGGTGACCCTTCCCTAGTCACCACCGGGCAGGAGTTCCGGCAGATGATCCGGCACCTGCTCAACGTGGTGGATGTCGGCGGGGCGCAGGGCGTCATCGCCGCCAACTCGATGCAGGTGACACAGCGCGGCGCTGGTGCGAACCTGTCGGTGGACATTTCCAACGGCGGCGCGTTCGTCGTCGGTGACGACATCACCAACCAGGGCACCTACCACTGCTGGAACGACGCCACCGTCAACGTGGCGGGCCTCACCGTCCCCGGTGCCGGGACGTTCCACCACAGGATCATCCTGCAAATCGAAGACCACCTGGCCAACTCCGGCGCCTGGACCGCCGGCACCTACACCGCCGTGTTCCTGGCGCTGCTCGACACCGGCGGTGGGCTCCCCGCGGAACCCAACAGTGCCATCACCCTGGCCACCATCGATATCCCGTCCGGTTCGCCGAGCGTCACCAACTCGATGATCAACGACTTCCGTGTCATCGTCGGGCAGCAACTAGTCGCCGTCAAAGCAGCGGACACCACCCGGGCGTCCACCACCGCCCTCGCCGACGACCCAGACCTTCAGTTGCTGAACCTGTCCAACAGCGCCCGGTACCAGATCGAGGTTGCGCTGTGGGAAACCGGCGCATCCTCCGGCGGTGACCTGAAGTACACCTTCCGCACCAGTGCGGGCTCGTCGGGGAACTACTCGGTGCGGCAGGAATCCACCGGCGGGAACTTCCAGTCGGTGAACGACACCTGGACCGGCACCAACGTGTCCAACACCGACGGCTCGAACTTGAAGGCGAACATTTTCCAAGGCCAGTTCGCGACCGGTTCGTCGCGGCCCGCTTTCCTGGTTTTGCAATGGGCGCAGAACTCCTCCGACCCGTCCGGCACGGTGCTGAAAACCGGTTCATACATGACGGCGCAGCGGCTGGCCTAAGCCATGACGTTCACCCTGCAACAGACCAGCCTCACCGCCACAGGCACCACCACCGGTGGTGTGACCACCCTTGCCACAGTGCTGCCTGCCCTGTCCACGGCAGGGTCGCTGCTTATCGCCACCATGCAAACCGGGCACGGCGGCACCCCATTCAAGTGCATATCCCAGGCCACCGCCCCAGGTAACTTCGCCGGTTCAGCGGTAGGTTCCGGCGGCACGTTCGCCGCCGGAACCTACTTCTGGAAGATCACCGCCCTGACAGCGGCGGGGGAAACAACCGCCAGTGCTGAAGTGTCCGCCACACTGGTGCTGAACGGGTCCGCCAGCCTGACCTGGTCGGCGCTGCCATCTTTCGTCACCGGTATCAAGGTGTACCGGGGCACCACCACCGGCAACGAAGACCACCTAATCGCCACCCTCGGGGCTGTTACTTCCTACACCGACACCGGAACCGTTGGGTCTGTGGCGTCGCCGTCAGCGGCAACAACCGCTGGGGTGCCCAACGGTGGTCCAGGGTGGGAGTTCTGCGGCCTCGCTGCCGCTGGCACCATTTTGCAAGCTGAAATCTGGTGTTACCGCCACAACCCCGGCGGCCTGTCTGGGGTTACCTTCACCAACGCTGCTGGTGCTGCTTGCCGGGGCACCATCCAGGAATGGACCACCACCAAAACATGGCAGGTCATGGACCTGTTCCCCGGGTCGCACGCGGTGGCGGGCACCGGGCAGCCGGCCGCCACAACCAACGGGCAGGCCGGTGTCGGTGACCTGACCATTTCGCTGCTCGCCGACCATTTCACCGTCAACCCCACCGGGCAGTCGTGGACCGCGCCTTCAGGGTGGACGCTGATCCTGTCACAAGCCAACAACCTGGCCACCCCCTGGGCCGCCTACTACAAGGTCGCCGCCGCTGCGGGCACCGTATCCATTACGGGCAACTACTCCACGTCCACCAACCAGGACGCCAACGCGGCGGTCATTGTCAGCTTCCGTGAAACCAATGCGGT